CTTGTTCTTACCAGTGAAGTGGCTAGAGAATCTAACACCCTTATTAGCCAGATACTGGCGGAACTCTTCGTCCACCTCGTACATCTTCTGGTGGGCGTTGATTTCAATACGCAGTTCTACTGGCTTGTAGGTGTTAATCCAGTCTTCAATGATGGCACGAATCTTGCCAGGTGTTGGGTCTGACATATTGTAGGCATCTAAGACTAAACGCCTACCAGACTGACGGTCCACAGCATAGGCTACGAACGCAGTCTTTCCTGCCATAGCAGGGTCCATACCAATTAGTGTGACCCATTGTCCGTCTCGTGGATGTCCAGCCGCTCCCATGCGGAGAGGACCAGGCTTACGCATACGGTTAACACAGGCATTAACAACCGTTGGGTTAAAAATCGCATCGTCATCAATGTCCTGTTGCTGGTAAACCAAAGCCCATGTTGAGGCGGTTACCTCGCTACGTCTTGCAAAGAGGGCTGGTCCATCCCATTTCTGGTAGTAACCATCCTCATCTGGTACAGCGTCATCATCGCCGTCCCATGGACGGTCTGAACGCTCCCAGAGGGTGACCCACTTCTTCGGGTCATCGTCAACCTCTAGGGCTGCTGGCATAGCAAGGCGTGTGAACGGGCTTGCTCCACCAGACCAGTGCTCTGGGTTACGAAGTTCTCGGTATAAATCTACAGCCCCGATACGAGTGCCTACGATAAGTAACTTACCGTTCTTACCTAGACGGGTGATTACTTCCTTCTGAAGCCACTCTAACTGCTTCTCCCACTCGTGGGCATTGGCAGTAGTGATAACGTCATCTAGGATAATCAGGTCAGCACGGGCACCGTAAATCTGACCACCAATACCTAGAGCCTGAAGCGTGGGGTCCTTTTCAGAACTATCACGGGCTTCTTGACCTAGGTAGACTGTATCTGTCTTCCAGGTATCTGAGTCTTCTTTCCAGCCTCCAGCAGGTCCATAGACCTGTTGTAGTTTGGCGTAGCGTGGATGGCTTAGCCGTTGCTTGATGGAGTAGACGAACTCACGGGCTTTATTTAAAGTCTTGGACACCACAATGATACGCACGTTAGAATCCATGGCAATGCGGTAGGTGCTATAGCCTACGGTGATTACTGTGGATTTGGCGTGCTCAGGTGGCACATTAATTAAGATACGGTTCTTGTTGCCCTTTTCATAGGACATGGCTGGATGGAGCCAGGATGGCTCTCTTCCCTCCAGCACATCAATCCAGTCCTGCTGGTGAGGGAATACTTCGTTACCTAAGAACTCTTTAGAGAAAGTGGCGAAGTCAATATTCTTGCCGTTCTCGCTACCTAGAGTGACCTTCATAAGGTCTGAACCCTTAGTTCGGGCTATCTCTAGGTCTTTGGCGAACACAGGGTCTGTGAGCCACTTCTTTAGAACATCGGGCTTACGACCAGCCATGGATATGGCTACTCTGACCTCAATTCCAGTTTCTACACTGGCTAGGACTTTAGCCTTGTCTTCACGAAGGCGTACCACATTATGGTGCTCCGCACCGCCCTTGGCTGCCATATGAAGTTATCCTAACTAATTATTTTTTCTTTGACTTCTTTACTGTTGCAGCACCTGCAGCGGCTCCAGTTGCTCCGCCTACTGTGCGTCCAACGGCTTTACCAGCGGCTTGGTTTTTCTTTGAAGCAGCACGTACATATGCTCGTTCTGCCTTTGAAGCAACTTCCATTGCATTGGCTCGGCGTAGAGCGTTTCCGCTACGAACACCTTGGTTAGTCTTTTCTAGGTCAGAGCCACGTCCAACTACACGAGCGGTTGGCTTTGCACCCTGAGGCTTTACTCTGGCTACACCAGTTGTGCCTTTAACGCTTACTGTCTTCCCAGGGGCTGCGTTGTAGGTCTTGCCAGTAGGTGGCTTAGGACGGGCTATATTGCCTGGGTTCTTAACCTTACCTGCGCTCTTAAGTGCATTGGCACGTACAGCCTTGGCAGTTGACCCTGTGATAGCACGGGCAACGCTCTTACCTACTGCGGCACCTACACGGGCACCAGCGGCTCCTGGCACAACCATACTTGCGGCGTTTAGCGCATTCTTGGTTCGGGCATTAAATTCTGCCTTGCGCTTGGCGTTGGCTGCCTTGTTGACCGTAATCTTACCATGGCGTGTAGGTATGACCTCAGTCTCAGATTTTTTGGTAGCCATCGGCTCTCCTAATTCTTTTAGCATTGGCTCTAAATTATGTCTAAATAAAAACATATAAAAAGAACCTATATAAGTGCGCCGAAGGCGCACACGTTAGCAGCCCCCAAAGGGCTGCTTTTGTTACAATAGGCAAGCCAACAAAGGCTTGCCTTTAGCGTGCGCTGAAGCGCACACGTGTAATTATTTTATCCTACATATATACTAACCCTGTTACAAAGTGACTGTAACGTTTCGTTACCAAATTGTTATAAACTATTTTTAAAGTCCTTATTCCAATGGGTTTTAATTGTGCACCAATAACGTAAATACTCCAAAAAATATTTGGATGTAGTCATTATACATAGGGGCGGTACAGATTCAACATCCACAGGTCATAGGTAGTTGAAGATTAAATTAAATTGGTTGAACATTCAACTAATACATCTGGGAGGAGGGGGGGAGGGGATGAAAGGGACGGGGTGGGGGGTTGTTTAAACGGAGAAGAAATAGGGAGGGCGGACAGTCTCCCCTTCCCAATTCAGCGCACCGTTTCACGTGAAACATTGGCACGACACGCCCGACAAAAAAACTTTTTTAATTTTTTTTACCTAGTGCCGTAAGGCTTTTAGCCCTGTCAGGCGTAGTTGTGGTCATGAGCACTAATTGACCCATGATTGAATTCTTCTTGTGAGGTTGCCAACAAGGAGCAACCCGAAACAGGAGGCAAGAAGATGAAGACAGAAACAAAGAAGATGCCAAAGATTGACATCACACTGACAGACCCACGCAAGGCGAACACCGCACTTTATGACCTCAAGACCCTGACCCGTGAGGAATGGTTGCAGGCAGGAATCAACGGACTCAAGATGATGTTTGCCGAGATTGGCGAGACCGTGCCAGATGTCTACGTCTCCGTAGGTTTCCCGAAAGGGTCACGGGGTAAGGGCAAGGCAATTGGACAGTGCCACCCGTCCGCCCTGTCAGGCGATGAGAAGGCACACATTTTCATCCATCCGATGCTGACAGAATCCGCCCGTGTTCTGGATGTCCTCGCCCATGAGATGATTCACGCCCTAGACAATTGCGAGAGCGGACATAAGGGACGGTTTGCCAAGGTTGCAACCGCTTTGGGACTTGAAGGCAAGATGACCGCAACAGTTGCAGGGGCTGACCTTGCGGAGCGTTTAAACAATCTCATCGTGATGTTGGGTGAATACCCTCACGCAACACTGGCGGAGTCAGGCAAAAAGCAATCAACCAGAATGATTAAGTGCGAATGTTTCTCCTGCGGATACATAGCCCGCACGTCCTCCAAATGGATTGAGCAAGCAGGGGCACCAATCTGCCCATGCGGATGGGGACAGATGGACATTGCCTAGAGATTGAGAGAGGGTTGCCCTCCGTTTAAACGGCGGAGGGTTTCCCCCTAGTAATCTCTACTAGGAACTAAGAAACTGGAGGAAAGACAATGACGAAGAAGCACTTTGAAGCAATCGCCAAGACGATTAAGGAACAGGGCGCAGACCCTCAGGCGTTCCAAATCGTGGAAGCCCTTGCGGAACTGTTCGGAACTTTTAACCCACTATTTGACAGCGAGCGTTTCTTAGATGCTTGCGCCCAAGACTAAGAGAGAGAGCGTTTAAACATGGAGACACAATACCAACACCGTAGCGAGATTTACCACAACGAACCGAACCTATACCTAGCAATCATGAAGGTATTCATGGAGACAAGGGGCAGTATCTACACGGCGGATGCACTCTTCACCGAGTTAATAGAGTGGGGAATCATTGAGGCAGATGACCCAGAAATCTTCAAGTTTGAGCAGACATGGAAAGAAATGACCGAAGAAAGGGACGGTGTTTAAACGATGAACAGAAACTATGACGGAGATTACCGCAACGTGTCGCACGTGGTGTACCTAGACGCAGGGCACACGACCAACGGCAACCCTCGTAGGGGGTGGGTGGTGTTTGACGGTGACCGCATCGCAGGATTCATCCAAGAAGATTTCGCAGGGCGTGGCGGTATGCGTGAGGAGTTAGCCAAGGGAGGCTACGCAAAACTAGACACAATCAACGGTGAGAACTTCAAGATTCAAGTAAGCACTAAGACATTCAACCTATGGAAGAAGGAAAACTAATGAACATCAAGCAGAAGGCAGAGCACAACAGAGTGGCGAGGAACTACGTCCTAGAACTAGGGCTACACCCAACAGCCAACACCCACGCAGTAATAAGAAAAGTCCTAGAGGCTAAGACGATTGACGAGAAACTGACAGCCCTTGACTACCTACTGAAGACAATCACAGACAACAAGCGAGAGGACGTTTAAACAATGAGCACTATAGAAATGATGAAAGCAATCGGAGAACTAGCCCTGCTACGGGTGGAAGGATTCCAAGTGCAGGTACTGATTGAAGATGCCAAGCAAGCGTACGGAAACACACGATACAAGGTGATACCTACCAACGGAAGAGGCGCAGCGTGGGTAGATTCCTCACGGCTGACCAACATAGGGCAGGGTGTTTAAACGATGAGCAAATGGAACTGGACACCGAAGGCATACCGCCTACGAGATGAGGTTATCTTCTATGGGTGCGGTGCCATGGTGCTAGGCATCATCCTCTGGATGTTCGTCTTGATAACAAACTGATAACGGAATGGTAAAGATTTAGTAAAGACTTACCAATAGCCTTGACACCTGTCAGGGACAACGATTGACTAGTAGTAACAAAGAAACTTGGAGGTTTCAAAATGATTACAGTACGCAGACTGCCTCACAATGGGGCACTGGAACTGACAGCAATGGTACGGGACACGGCAACGTGGGGCGTATGGCTTGAGCACACCATGTACTACGGCTACAACAAAACAGAGGCAAAGAAACTATTCCGCCAACACCTAGCAGAAAAAAGATACGTACTAGTCAACGACTAGGACGTTTAAACAAGGAGGAAAACATGGCAACAATAACTATCACGCAAGAGGTAGAAGACCAAGACCTATGGGACATCCTAGTGGGTGGAGGTATTGAGTACGGCGGAACAGCATGGTTCCGTGGATACAAGCGACTAGAGGATGACTGGGATACCGTGGGCAAGTTCGGTGTCTACTACGTCACCGAGGAAACCATTGATGAGGACAACGAGAAAGTAAAGATGAAGACAATCACCCTTGCCGATGGTGCCAAGGCACTGACCGCAATCCTAGGTCACAAGTACCACCACTGCGGTGAGACAATCACCACTGACATAGATAACTGGGATGCCTGTGTGCAAGACCTACTACTACAGGAAATTATTTACGGAGGGTACAAGTTCGCATGAATGAATTGACCTTGCAAGAAGTGTATCAAGTGATGCGAGAGAACGGCAAAGACCCTGACAATTGGATACAATTCTGTGCCTTCGTCAAGCGCAACTACATAATGGTAATCAACTAACAGAGAACGTTTAAACAAGGAGGAGAACTAATGAAGACAGCACTACAACATTACTTAGATTCAATCGGGGTAACGGTAGATACCACACCACAATACGGTGTTGATGCCCCTAAGTGGGCGGAAAACATGGATGCTTACGAGTGTATCCTTAAGCGCAACGGTGAGAGGATGTTCGCCGTACCCTTCTATCAAGGTGCGGTACACACGCAATCACCTACGATTGAGGACGTGCTACACGCCCTGTTAGCAGACAGGGGAACGTTGGACTACGCCAGAGACTTTGAGGACTGGGCTAACGGACTGGGCTACAACGTGGACAGTATTAGCGACAAGAAATTATTTGATTTAATTACCGAACAAACAAACAAATTAGAACTACACTTAACGGAACAGGAACTATCTATCCTGTCTGCACTAATGGAGGAAATGTAATGAGACTGTTTAAACAAGCAGAGCAAGACGTGTTCGCACGACTAGATGAACTAATGGTACGTATGGCAAGTGATGAAACATACGATGAGTACATCATTGCCAGAGGAGGTATGAACAATGGGCGATAGGTTTACATTCGGAGTCACGGACAGAGGCGGTGACGTACTGTATCTGTACTCTCACTGGGGTGGTGCCAACTGGGACGATGACCTTAACAACGCTATCTACAAGGCAGGTGTTATGTCTAAGTCTCCTGACTATGCCAACAGAATCTTCATGTCCCAACTGATTGGCAAGAACTGGGATAGTGAACACGGTTTCGGATTTAGTATCAACGATGTGTTAGATACTGAATACGGATACGTACCTGTAGTGGACTTTAAGCAGGGAACTATTACCTTCTATGAATACAGTTACGAGACAGAGTTAGGGGATGCGTTACTTAAACTAACCCTGCTTGAGTACCTTAATTGCAAGGACATCTACGCACTGTTGCACTATGCACAACAACAACTGGAGGAGGCAAGAGAAGATGTCACCGTATGAACTAGACCATGATGAGATACACACTGTATACACACAGGATGTGTACATCTGCAAGCGATGCGGTTTAAACGACCCATGGCATGAGTGCGAAGGGAGACCAGACAATGAGTGAGACAACGCACTGTGACTGGGTGTGGCAGGACGATAAGGACGGCTACCGTATCTGGCAATGCACCGAACACGGAGAGATAGAGTCAGAGGAACTGGAGGAAAAGACTTATGGAGATTAAGCACCCTAACTATGACGGCACACAGAACTGTGCACGTATGGGAGTGGACGTGTTCTATCAAGACTACGACAACAAGAACACAGCACAAGAGGTGAAGGACTTGAAAGAGTTTTGTTCCACCTGCAACATCTTGGTTGAGTGTATGGAGTACGCAATCAAGCACGAACGCTACGGATTCTGGGGTGGTACTACCCCATACGAAAGACGAATGATACGTAGCAGACGTAACATCAGACTACAACCACCCGAACAGTACGCAAATGCTAACGCAGAGTACCGCAAGAAAGACACAGAGTATTGGAGTAACCGCTAATGGTAATCAGCACAGTTGAGAAAGAAGTAGACGTATACGAGGAGATACACGTTGAGGTTGAACCTGACCACGCCTCTGTATTCCTAGGCAACACACACTTCTTCATGCACCGTAAGACATTTGAACGCTTGCTATTCACAATGCAGGGTGCACTACTAGAGGAAGAACTACTGGCAGGGCAGACCAATGATTAGTGAAGTGCTTGACTGGTTGATGTTCGCATTCATCCTGTTGCTTGTATACCTAGCAGAGAAACAATGAGGACACGCAAGAAAGAACTAGAGGCTATCGCTGATGTCCTTGAACAGGAACACCATGACGTGGTGTATCTGGCAGAGATTATCTGGAAGATGATAGATGAGATGCGCCGTGACCGTGAACTCTACGTAGTAGGTGTTAACTATCAAGGTGTTGGTCAGTTCTTATTCGGACCATACGAGTCAGACACTATGGCTACAAAGGATTTTGAGGGACGAGGTAACATCCGTGCCCTAAAGCAAGGTGACAAAGCCAGAGTGTTTAAACTTCTTGTGCCTACCAAAATCTTTGATGATGGTGAGGAGCAAATACAAGGAGACTTGTTTGACATGAGGTAATTCTTATGGGAAAATAAGTATGGCTGTCGTGGTTGAGCGGTGATTTTTTCACCTCCATGTTTCATCACTGCTCCCACGACACGCCGATAACAATTTGACAATCACCTAAACATGGACTACAACTTAACAACACAACAACAACAACAACACGTGTTCTGCTAAGGCAGAACCAATAACAAGTTCGCCCCTTTAGAAGGGCGAACATTAGAAACAGAGGACAAATGATTAAGGTCAATGGGTATGAGTTACCCATACACGTTAGCCATAGCCAGATAGGAACTTATAATTCCTGTGGCTACAAGTATTGGCTACAGAAAGCATTGAACGTATCCGAAGGTCAGACATGGTGGTTGGCTGGTGGTGTTGCTGTTCACGAAGCAACTGAAGCCTATGACCGTCAACTATGGGAACTGCAGGGACGATAATGGAACAACAAGAACTTATCCCTGTAGCCCAAACTCCTGAAGAGTTGTGGTCTACCTACTGGGAAGCCAATGTAACCCGTCAGCGTGGCGTACAGGGGCAGGAAGACACATCACAGTGGCGTGCTGGTGGTCGTGCAACCATAGCCAATCCGAATAAGGAAGACGGTACATGGTGGCAAGCCAATGGCTTGAGTATGCTACACAACTGGATTACATTCCGTGAGTCAGAGCATCTTAAACTGTGGGTCACACCTCAAGGTGTACCTGCCATTGAACTTGTGTTCAACATAAACTTAGATGGAGTCATGGTCAAGGGAGCACTTGACCGCATGATGGAACTACCAACTGGTGAGTTGGTGGTACTAGACATCAAGTCTGGTGCACGTATGCCGTCATCTGACTTCCAGTTAGGCATCTATGCCGTAGCAATGGAGGAAACATTCGGCATCCGTCCGAAGTTTGGTATCTATTGGGACGCACGCAAGGGTGCAACATCAGAGTTAATCAACCTAGACAAGTGGACACGTGAGCGTGTCTCCGAGATTGTAGGAATGTTTGACAAGGCTCGGAGGGATGGTATCTTTATACCAAACTTTGACCACTGTAAGATGTGTAACTTTACAAACGATTGTAAATACCAGAATGGAGATAAGTAATGGAAAAGAACTACGTTGTAAACGTAAAGACAAACAAGGGTACTATCGTCACAGCACGTGGTGACAGTGCCGAAGAACTAATCGCTAACGTCAATGCGTTGGTAGCACAGGGTGCACCTGATGCAATCAGCACACTTGAAGAAGCACTAACTGGTGTATCAGCACCACGTGTACTAGCAACCGACCCAGTTGCTATCGTCCAGGCATCCCTAGGTGGGGAAGTTGTTGCGGAAGTACCAGCGTTTGCACCTAAGGCACCACCAGTACAGGCATCAGCAGCACCATCCGCTGGTGACAAGGCTTGCATCCATGGAACCATGGTCAAGCGCACAGGTAACGGTGCTAAGGGTGAATGGCGTGGATACTTCTGCCCAACCCCTAAGGGTACACCTGACCAATGCTCTGCCTCGTTTGCTAACCGCAACACACCAGAGTGGAACAGTTTCTAGTACCGAGTTACTAGGAAAACATAACTGAATAACAAATGTCTGTCCTGCTGGAGGGGAAGCCAGTCAGTACAGATAGGGGTGTAGGTCCGAAAGCCTACTTACTGTGCAAGTCAGTACATCCCACGCTTAACAAGGAGGAACAATGAAAACATTAAGCCGTTCGGTAGGACGTTCTGACATTGGTGGAGAACCAATGCCGTCAGTCTTTCGCACGTTTGAAGAGAACAAGATTATCTTTAGACGTTCGGAAGTATCACTAATCGCAGGTACACCTGGTGCTGGTAAGTCAACGCTTGCCCTAGCACTAGCCCTACGTATGCAAGCACCAACACTGTACGTGTCAGCAGATACCAACGCTCACACTATGGCAATGCGTTTGTATTCCATGATTGAGGGTGTATCACAGACAGATGCAGAGAAGATTATCTCTGAACATCCTGACTTAGCCAGGCAGAAGTTGGCTCAAGCCAAGCACATCTACTGGTCATTTGATTCATCACCTAGTTTAAACGACTTAGATGATGAGGTCACTGCACTAGAAGAAACCTTGGGCGATAGCCCTGCCCTGATAGTTGTAGATAACTTAATGGATATTAACATGGATAGCGGTGAAGAATTTGGTGCGATGCGTAGTGCGCTTAAGGAACTTAAGTATCTCGCAAGGGATACAAACGCTGCGGTGGTTGTGCTCCACCACACAAAAGAAGGTTACAGTGGGACACCATGCCAGCCAAGGTCAGCAGTCCAAGGCATGGTTAACCAGTTGCCAGCCCTCATCCTTACGGTGGGACAGCAAGATGGAATGCTTGGAGTTGCATCTGTCAAGAACCGTTATGGTAAGGCTGACCCTTCGGGCAATAGTCCAGTGTGGTTGCAATTCCTGCCAGAGTATATGTTCATTGCAGACTTAGAAGAGCAGAGATGAACAAACAAGTTATTCAAGACATGATGGTTTTAACTAATGCCATTGCTCGTGTACGTGACCTTCACAAACCATTTACTTATGAAAAGAATGGCGAGACGATAGTCTCTGACATTTGCAAGGGCTGTGAACAGTGCTGGGGTTGTGGTGAAAACGGTGGCTCTACCTATTCAGACGGAAGTCAATGTCCCTGCCAAATGTACCCATGTGCAACTATCAAAGCACTAGACGGTGAACAGTGACCTTTGATTACGTAGCATCCATGACTGAGGGTCACAAGTATGGTGACATAGTTGCGGAGAGACTACGTTTAAACGGCGTACGTTGTACCGTGCCTGACCTGTACATAGTGCAGTCACATGAAGAGATACCAGAGATGACAGCCACCGAGAAGGACATCATCCTTGATGATTCAGGTGAGTGTCTTGAGGTTAAGTCACGCAACATAAAGTTCAATGAACTCAAGGATTTTCCATGGGGAAACATCATCGTTGACACTGTGTCAGGGTATGAGGCTAAGTTACAGAAGCCCTATGCCTACGTCATGGTATCTA